TTAAGTATTGGATGAATACTGAGAACTTCGGAGAAATATTGAATAGGATATGCAGGGAGTTGCCGAAGTATGGAAGTGTTGTACTGAAAATAGTAAATAAGAAGCCAGTATTTGTAGATTTAAGAAATTTCGTAGTTGAACAAAACGCCGACAACTTAGATTGTTCTAACTACATTATAGAACAAAACTATTATACAAGACAGGAGTTCAGACGCTTGTCTAAACAAAAGAGTTGGAACAAAGAGGTGGTTGATGAGTTACTTGAATTATATAAGGGTTCTAAGAACCAATATATTAGAGTATTCGAGAGGTATGGAGAGGTTGAGGACGAAGATGGATTGACGAGTTACAAGATGGTCTTGGTCGGAGATGTACCGAACGATATTAAAAAAGACCCAAACGAGAGATATGAGATACGCTCTGATTATATTTTAGGAGAGAAACTTGTCGCTTCCCACCCGTATTTTGAGTTTCATATTAACAAGATACCTGGTAGGTGGCTAGGAGTCGGGGCGATAGAACAAACATTTGACAACCAGATTAGATTGAATGAGGTGTCTAACCAGCAAGTTCGCAGTTCCCATTGGTCAACATTAAGACTATGGCAGAGTAAAGACCCTGGTCAAGCTAGAAACCTTCTTACTAGCGGAGTGGAAGATGGACAGATACTTAGTGTCAATGACGAGATAAAACAGGTTGATATGGCTGATAGGAACTACTCCTATTACGACCAAGAAAGAGTCAAGTGGGAAGGTAATGCTAAAGAGATTACTTTCACTTACGATATTATGAGGGGAGAGAGGACTCCGGCTGGAACACCGTTAGGGTCTGCACAACTTTCAAATGCAAACGCTTTGTCGTTCTTCGACCAAATGAGGGAAGACCTTGGTCTGGCACTTAAAAGATTTATGTTCGACTTCGTTATTCCTGAGTTTAAGAAAGGTATGAGCAAGGAGCACGCTGTTAGAATTGCAGGAGTTGACTTGGAGAAGTTAAACGAGTTGATAAAGAATACGGTAATGCACAACAAGTTCTTTGAACATATAATGCTTACTGGACGAATACCAGATAAGAAGTTGATGGACTTGTTGACTACTGTAGAGGAAGAAAGAATCCTCGCCAATAAGGAGAAGCAGATGACGATACCTTCTAATTGGTATGATAATGTACAGTTCGATATGGAGATTGAGATTACTGGAGAAGCGAAGGACGCAAGAGTAATAGCGGCGAACTTATTGTCTGTTCTTCAAATGATTTCAGTTAATCCTAATGTGTTGAAAGAACCTACACAACGAAAAATCTTCGCAAAGTATCTTGAAGCTGGTGGAATAAGAATTGACGACCTTGAGTCTCCAATTAAACAACCAGAAATACAGGCAGAGATTAAACCAGCAGGCGGTGGAGTTAGTAGAGCTACTTCAGTTGGAGGAGCTGGAATGACTAATATGACACAACAGATATGACACAAAAACAAAGAGAGGAATATATAAAGTCGTTCAAAGCAACTCCAGAGTGTCAAGCAATAAGAGAAGAAATTGCTATGTATATGACAGAGGTAGAAAGCGTATTATCCATTAAAGATAATATTCTTTATGGGGAAAGCGAAAGGTTAGCGATTGAAACTGTTGGAAAGAGAATAGCTAGTCAATACTTAAATAAACTTTTGTTAAAGTTAATACCTGATGAGGTAAAGATTTTAACAAAGAAAATAATAAAATAATTGCAGAAAGCAAACTGCTCACAAACTCTCGTTAATTTGCGACTGACAATTAAACAGTCAAATTCTATGGAAAAACCAGAGAAAAAGGAGGAAACCCAAGAAACCGAAGAAGAAGTAAATACCGAGGAAACCGATGAGGAATCTGAAGTAAATACAAAAGAGTATTCTGATAATGAGAAACAACTTTACGCAAGAGCAAAAAAAGCAGAAAAGGAGGCTAAAGAGGTTAAACTCAAACTGAAAGAGCTTGAGAAAAAACCAGAACTACCTGTAAAAAAGGAGGAAAAAGAGCCTATTGATGCTATTAAAATTGCTAAGTTGGCTAACTCTCTTAAAGACTATGACGAAGAAGAATTGACCTTTGCTGATATTCTTTCTAAGGGAAAAGGCGTTTCATTAGAAGAAGCAATAGCTACTGATGAATTTAAAACATACATCGGAGCGATGAGAGATAAAAAACAAGAAGATAATATGGTTACAACTCCCAACGGAAAACAAGTGGCTAATAAAAAAGAAAACCCATTTGTTAAAAAGTTCTCACAGAACTTGCCTAAGGGATTTGACTATACTAAATAAATATGGCAAAAGATTTTAAAATAAAAAAGCAGGAAGCTGGCTTTTCAACAAGACTTGCTGAAATTGCCAGTGCTACTGTTATTGAGGCTGGAGATTTGGTTACATTGGATTCCAATCTTATTGTTAAGGCTGGTGCTGCAAGCACAACTTTAGCTTATTGCCCTAATGGCAGTGCTGATGGTGAAACTACTGTTGAAGTAACTGAAGGAAATAAATTTACTTTAACTGGAACTGGTGATGCAGTTTGGAGTGAAGATTATAGGGGAACTACTGCTGGCATTTCTGGAACTACAACTTTGTTAGTTGATGTTACAGGTGCTTCTACCAATGTTATTAAACTTAGTGAGGCTGAAGATGCTGGAACGGTTGACTCTACTTCTGATATTGAATTTAGAATAATCCTTCCTATATTCTAGTTGATAAGTAAATAATAAAGAATTAAATAAAGAATTATGGCAACTACAATAGCTGATTACACAAATCAGGCTGTCAAAGGGTTAATAGAGGTTTTTCCTTTGGCTTTTAATAAAAACCTTGAACAATATAAGAATCAACCATTTATTAGGTTTTATAACACTTCTGAATGGTCTGAAACATTTGGTTCTACCGAAGGTATCGGTGTTGTATCTGAATTAGCTGAACAGGAAACTCCTAGCGTAATGCAAGCTGATGAAGGTTACAATGTAACTGTTACGCCTAAGAGATATGGTGGAGCTTTAGTTATTACACAAGATACGATGGTTAGAGCTGGTGATGACACAACTAAGATTGATGCCTTCTTGATGACGCAAAGAGATTTGCTTTTAAAGAGTGCTACTAATAAAGTAATGGTTGACGCTTTTTATGCCTACAACTATGCTTTTGATACTGATTCTGTTGTGAACGCACCTGACGCTTTAGAGTTATGTGCTACCCATTCCTACAAAGGAGGTGGAACATTTACTAATGAAACTACTGGTGCTTTGAGTGAAACTACTTATGATACTGCTTGGGCTTACGCTGGGAACTTTAAAGACCCGACAGACTCCACTAAACCAATGCCTCTTAATTGGAGTGCCATTATGGTTAAGAAAGGAACTGCCGCGGCTAAAACAGCTAGACAGTTATTCGCTTCTGGCATTTCTCCAGTAGCAGTTGGTGATGTAAATATTTATGAAGGTTCTCTTAAAGTAGTTGAATCTCCTTATTTAACATCTACTACTGCTTGGTTCTTGATTGATGAGAGTATTCAAACTCCAGTTGTCTATGGATTTGTGAAAACTCCTGGATTTAGTGAACCAATCACATTGGAAAATCAATCCATTAGAAGCAATTTAACTTGGTATGGTAAGAGAGGTATTCTTTCTTTACCTGTCGGGATTTATGGCTCAACTGGAGTTTAGTAAGATAATAAATACTGGGCAGGTGTAATTCCTGCCCCCTAAGGGGAAATAAATTATGGCACATAAATATGAGGTCGTAACGACTGGAAATGGGTATTGGGTTGATAACGATGGGACAAGAACTCAAGTTATTACTCAAGACGGAGAGATTATAGCCAATGTTGTAGAAGCATTGGCACAGGGAAGTATTTATATTGGTAATTCTTCTGGAATTACTTCAGAACTTTCCATCAAGACAGATACTGGTTTCTTAGTTGGAAATGGAACTACTGCTGTTGTGAAGACAATGAGTGGTGAGGCTTCGATGGCTAACACTGGTGCGGTTACTCTTTCTACGACTGCTGTTGTTGGA